ATTTAGCGAGATAGGAGGTTAATCATGACAACTTTAGCATTAAACGGATTTACCAGCGCATTTAGTAAAGGTGGTGCAAGAGCCAATCAATTTGAAGTATTTCTTGCAACTCCAGGCGGCACTCAACCAGGAGAGACTTCTGATAGCTTCTTTATTAAAGCAGCTTCTCTTCCTGGACACACCATTGAAGAAGTTACCGTTAACTATCGTGGTAGAATTTTGTATTTGGATGGTGATAGAACATTCGATACATGGACAACTACTGTCATTAATGATACTGATTTTGCTGTAAGAAACAAACTTGAGACTTGGATGAATACCATCAATAATGTGAATACTAACATATCAGTTGGTGGTTCTAGAACAGGTAATATTACTTCTTACATGGGGCAAATGACTGTTAGACAACTGGGAAGAGGCGCAGAGGATGAAGTATTGAAATCTTATACTCTTTTAAATTGCTGGCCAACAGTAATTGCACCTATCGAGTTGAGTTGGGATACTCGAAACGAAGTTGAAACATTTGATGTGACTTGGAGATATACTGAGTTCCTAATCAATTAATATAAATAATTCTACAACTTCAGTAGGATGAAATAAATTATGGCACAAATATTTGGTTTCAAAATCACCAGAGCATCAGAAGTAGAGAAGAATCAACCGACTTTTCCTACTTCTGATGATGGTGCATACGATATTGCTGGAGGTGGGTTCTTCTCAGAATATCTTGACATGGAAGGTCGAGATAGAGGAGAACTTGATCTCCTGCGACGTTATCGTGATATTGCAATGCACCCAGAGTGTGATTCTGCAATTGAAGATATTGTAAATGAAGCAATCGTATCTGATGAGAGGGATCAATCTGTATCCGTCTCATTGGATAGATTAGAATATTCTGACAAAATTAAAAAGAAAATAAGAGAAGAATTTAATAACATTCTTTCGCTTTTAGATTTTAATGCCAAAGGGCATGATATTTTTAGAAGATGGTATGTTGATGGAAGAATATACTATCACAAGATTATTGATTCCAATAATCCAAAAAATGGAATCACAGAATTAAGATATATTGATCCTCGCAAGATTAAGAAAATGCGAGAGATTCAAAAAGGCAAAGATAGTAATGGTGCTGATGTAATTTTAGGAATTAATGAATATTACATCTATAATGAGAAGGGAATAGAACATGCATCAGGAACAGCATCTGGATTAAAACTTACCAGTGATTCTGTTTCATATTGTCCTTCTGGTTTGATTGATGCTCAAAAAGGATTGATTCTTTCACATTTACATAAAGCAATCAAACCTGTCAATCAGCTAAGAATGATTGAAGATGCATTGGTTATCTATCGTATTTCCCGTGCACCAGAAAGAAGAATTTTTTACATTGATGTTGGTAACTTGCCAAAAGCAAAAGCAGAGCAGTACCTCAAAGATGTAATGAATCGTTATAGAAACAAATTAGTTTATGATGCGAAAACAGGCGAAATTCGTGATGACAGAAATCATATGTCCATGTTGGAAGATTTCTGGTTGCCAAGAAGAGAAGGTGGAAGAGGAACAGAAATCTCTACACTTCCAGGAGGCGCAAATCTTGGTGAAATTGAAGACATAGAATATTTTAAAAAGAAACTTTATCGCTCTCTGAATGTACCGATTTCAAGACTTGAATCTGAAGGGACATTTTCAATTGGTCGTTCAGATAACATCACAAGAGATGAATTAAAGTTTACAAAGTTTGTACAAAGAATAAGAAAAAAGTTTGTTGTCCTTTTTCATGATCTTCTAGAAACGCAACTCATTTTAAAGGGTGTGATTGCAGCTGAAGAATGGAATGACATTAAAGAACACATTCAATTCGATTTTCTACAAGATGGTCATTTTACTGAATTAAAGAATGCAGAAGTGATGCGTGAAAGACTAGACATGCTTTCACAAGTTGAACCGTATGTAGGAAGTTTCTTCTCAAAAGAATGGATTAAAAAGAACATTCTTAAAATGTCTGATGAAGAAATAGAAGAAAT